GTTTAATTAAAAATTTTCAAAAAATGGCTGAATTTACCAACAATCCCGAAGCCCTGCACGATGTCGGGCAGGACAAAGCAAAGAAAGTTTCCGACAACTTCGTGAATCCCGGCACTCCTGCTGAGGCTCTCGTGAATCGTGAACAGATGACTCAGGCCACCATTCGTGGTAACGGCAATGAGATTCTGAAAAACAATCTTATCAAGTAAATTAACAAAATTGTAGAACTTTTAAATCGCAGAAAAGAAAAATGCCTATTACCGAACACAACAATGTAAGTATTCCCGAAAGTATTACTTTGGGCGGCGTAACCTATTCAGTAAAGGATACTCCCGAAATTCAGCAGTTCATTCAAGCCGTCTCTCGTGTCGAGAAGACTAAACTGTACAGTCAGATGGACAGTCTGAAACAACAGATTGCCCAACTCGGTAACGTACAGATTCAGCCCAACGATACCCAGACACAGGCTCTTATCGAAAGTCTCAAGGGTATTTTTGCCACCAAAGAGGATATGAAAGTATCTCTCGAAGGTGTCGTTAAGGAAGTTGTTCAGCCCTTATTGAGCCGTTCCGAGGAAGCCCACAAGAATGAGCTGGCGATGTATCGTGAGCAGCTTATTAAACAGAATGAGGCTACGTGCATTCCTGACCTTGTTAAAGGAAACACGAAGGAGGAACTTGATGCCTCGCTTCAGGAGTCTATCCGTCTTAGAGCAGCGTATCCCGCGCCTGTTGGAACTCCCACAACTCAAGCTGTTCCGGCTAATCCGCCAGCGGCTCCCCAACAGACCCAGACTCCCGCTCCTCAGACCCCGGCTCCTCAGCAGCCAGCAATTCCGACTCCTCCGCCGTTCCCACAGCGTCAAATGCCGGAAGTGACAGGAGCACCCAATGTGAAATCTATGTCAATGGAGGAGTTCGCCAAACAGCGTGAAAATCTCCAGCACCAGCTCGAAAGTATGTACGGCGGAAGTTCTATCTAATCATTAACAATTAAAATCAAAGAAAAATGACCACAATTATTTCCCTTATCAGTGTGTTTGTTTTGGCTATCAGTGCGGGTATGTTTTTCGGTGATACAACCGCAGCAGCAGCAAATACGGGCGGTTATACCGCCATTCCACAGGCAGTTCGCGATTTTTACTCTCGTGAAGTGCTGTTTCAGGCTCAGCCCCGTCTGCGTTTCCTACAGTTCGCAAAAGTTAAACGTGACCTACAGGCAGTTCGCGGCAAATCGATTGTTTTCGTTAAGTACGGCAATTTGACCGGCGGCGGCTCTCTAGAGGAACAGGATGTGCTTACACCTGAAGGTATGACCACTTCTGAGATTTCCGTTCCCGTAAAAGAGCAGGCCAACAGTGTACAGGTTACGGAGTATTTGCTGCGAACATCGCTACTTGATGTTCTCGGCGACGCCTCGAAACTCCTCGCCAATAATATGGCTAAAGTTCTCGATGGACAGTTCCGTGATACCGTACTACAGACCACCAATGTAGTTTATGGAGGTACAGCCACGTCTCTCGCCACAATGACAGCAGCCAGCGCATTTACTACCAAGACCGTCAAGGATGCTGTTGAGACACTGGCTACGCACAACGCTCCACGAATTAATGGTGATTATTACGTCTGTATCGCTCATCCGCATCAGTTGAGACAGCTCCGTGACGATGCCAATTGGATTAATGCCAATACCTATATGGGTCGCCGCCAGTTGTACCTCGGTGAGGTCGGTATGTATGAGGGTTGCATTTTTATTGAAACTACTCAGATGCCCCACCTCGATGCCGCTGATATTCTCAAAAAGTACGGTTCGGGAGCAACTATTACCTCGGCTTATGAAGCAGTATTCTTTGGCGACAATGCCTACGCTTGGGGTGTGGCTCTCGATGTGGAACTCCGCGACGATGGTGTTGTGGAACTCGGACGTAAGCATACCCTTGGTTGGTATGGTATCTGGGGAACCGGCATCATTGAGGAAGGCAACATAGTTAAGGCTCTCACGGCATAACAAAGTAACAATGGGGCAGGTCGTAAGATTCGGGCCTGCCCCTTATTTATTAACAAGGTAAAATCAATTAGCAATGGCAAGACAGAAAATCGAAAAAGCAACTGAGGAAAATCCTCTTAACGTAGAAAACAACGCAAATCCTGCTGAGGGTTCTGCTGAAACCACGACTGAAAATCCCTCGGAGACTTCTAATGAGGAACCCAATGAGGAGGCCAATGAAGAACAGGCTCCTCAGAATGAACCCAAGAAACCGCATAACGCTCCAAAGGCAGACGTCACTGAAAATACCGTCAAAAAGGTAAAGATTCACACTACAGACCCGATTGATTGCCTTATCGCCAATGTTCACTACACATTCCCTGCCAATCGGGATGCTCAGGTTCCGGCAGATGTTGCCGCAATTCTCGTGAATGCGAAAAAAGCTTTCAGAATGTAATTATGGACTCACGGGTAACTTTGAATGAGATAATGACAGCGGTTAGAGAATTAACCTTTGACCGCTTCATTATTCCCGCTTTCGCCATAAAACAGAAAGACGGGTGCAATATTATTGTACAACCTACAACGGAAGGGGATTCTCAAGCTCGCTTGGAAATAACAAACG